TGTTTAACTTGGACCAACAACTGTACGACAACAAGTTTGTCATAGTCTGTGAAGGCGTGTTTGATGCACTAGCCATAGATGGTGTGGCAGTGTTGGGCGCAGACATCACAGAGACACAGGCAGAACTGATTGAAAGTTTAGGTAGAGACATAATCGTTGTACCAGACTGGGACTCTGCAGGCAGCAAACTCATAGACAGAGCTGTAGAGTATGGATGGGCGGTAAGTTTTCCCTTATGGAGAGAACAGGCCAAAGACATCAGTGAAGCAGTTGCCAAGTATGGAAAACTGTATGTGTTAAAAGACATATTAAATAACAAACAGACAAACAATCTTAAAATAAAAATAATGAGTCGTCAATGAGCAAAGAGTATACACCAGAACTACAGAAACTATTTTTAGAAATGGTCATGCAAAATCCTGAAAGTTATTTGAGGGTGCAGAACATTTATAACTTTGAAAACTTTGACAGAACACTACGCAGTGCTGCCAAGTTTATCAGCGAACACGTCAAAGACCATAACGCCATGCCCACTGCTGAGCAGGTCGAAGCAGTGACACAGGTACAGTTACGACCAGTACCAGACTTGCAGGACAATCATTATGATTGGTTTATGACAGAGTTTGAAGGATTTACTCGCAAACAGGAACTGGAGCGAGCAATTCTTAAATGTGCGGACATGCTGGAAAAAGGTGACTATGATCCAGTAGAAAAAATCATCAAAGACGCAGTGCAGATCAGTCTGACCAAGGACATGGGCACAGACTATTTTGAAGATCCCAGAGCCAGGTTAATGAAGATCAAAAGCAACAACGGACAGGTAAGCACTGGCTGGCCCACAATGGACAAACGTTTGTTTGGTGGTATGAATCGAGGCGAACTCAACATCTTTGCAGGTGGCTCGGGTAGTGGTAAATCGTTGTTTATGCAGAACATTGCTATTAACTGGATCACACAGGGACTGAACGGTGTGTTCTTAACACTGGAACTTAGTGAAGAACTGTGTGCTATGCGTATGGATAGTATGGTAGCAAATGTCAGTACTAAGGAGATTTTCCGAGACTTAGACACTATCGAAATTAAACTAAAGATGGTGGGCAAGAAGTCTGGTAAAATGCGTATCAAGTACATGCCAGCACAGAGCAACGTAAATCAAATACGTGCTTACCTAAAAGAACTGGAAGTGCAGACAGGACAGCGAACAGACTTTATCATGGTAGACTACTTAGATTTGGTCATGCCAGTCAGTGCCAAAGTGTCGCCCAATGATTTGTTTGTTAAGGACAAGTATGTATCGGAAGAACTTAGAAACTTGGCTAAGGAGTTTAACATCTTAATGGTAACTGCAAGTCAGTTGAATCGTAGTGCAGTGGAAGAAATTGAATTTGACCATAGTCACATCAGTGGTGGTATCAGTAAGATCAATACTGCTGACAACGTGTTTGGTATCTTTACAAGTCGTGCAATGCGTGAGCGTGGTAGGTATCAGATACAGTTGATGAAAACTCGTAGTTCAAGCGGTGTAGGACAGAAAGTAGACTTGGACTTTGACCTAGAGTGTTTGCGTATCACAGATCCAGGTGAAGAAGCACAGGGTACTCCGGGCAGTTTGAAGCCACAGACCGGCAGTATCATGGCACAGATCAAAGCCAAGAGCACAGTAGACGAAGATACTGATACAAAACCACAACGTGCTACAGGAACACCTGTGTGGGAACAACAACCTCAGGTAGCAGGTGAAGCACAGAGTACAAAACTCAAGCAGATGTTAGCAGGGCTTAAAAAGTAGAATAATGTTAAGATATGAAGACATAAAACAAGTCCATTTAGAAATTTCTTCACTATGCAATGCTAGGTGTCCTTTATGTCCTAGAAATTTTCGTGGCTATAATTATAACGATGGATATATTGAAAGGAATCTAACGTTAGATGACGTAAAAAAAATATTTCAAGTTGACTTTTTAAAACAATTATCTAAAATACGAATTAACGGGAATTTTGGAGATATCGTTATGAATCCAGAAGGACCAGAAATTGTCAAATATTTTAAATCTGCTAATTCTAAACTTCAAATTACTATAAGCACTAACGGAAGTGGCAGATCTAAGAATTTTTGGCACCGGCTTGCTGAAAATGCAGAGATAGATTTTTGTTTAGATGGGCTAAAAGACACTCACACATTGTACCGGCAAAATACAGATTGGAAAACTATTATAAAAAATGCACAACATGTTATTAAAAACAATGGTGTAGCCAACTGGAAATTTATTTTATTTGACCACAATAAACATCAAGTCGAAGAAGCAAAAAAACTAGCAATGGACCTTGGATTTAGACAATTCAAACTCGTCGATCATGGAAGGAATACGGGACCCGTTTTTGATAAAAAAGGAAATTTATCGCATGTAATTGGAAATTATAAAGGAGAGACTAGTTTTCCAATTTTGTTTCATAAGAAAAAAACAGACATGGTTCTTGTTGAAGATATTATAGAAAACAGAGAACCAAAATTTAATATAAAATGTCAAACAAAAAAAGATTCAGAAATTTATATAACATCAACTGGTGAAGTTTATCCTTGCTGTTTTACAGGATTTAGTCCTAGGACATATGGGCACGGAGAATATCATGAAGCCGTTAATCAACAGATAAAAGATTTGCTACCAAAAAATAATAATGCTTTAGAAAATACATTAGAGGAATGCGTTAGTTGGTTTAATAAAATTCAAAATAGTTGGAAAATTCAGTCATATGAGCAGGGAAGACTTATTGTTTGTGATGATAATTGTGGATTATGATACTAAATATAACTAATCCGGAGTGAATTAGTGCAACGCAAGACTCGTAGCATATTAGAAGAATTAGACACCTTTAGATCGCCTAAAGACCGTGAAAATCTAATAGAATCACGTGCAAATCACGTAATTCAGGGTGCTATCAACCTCATAAATTTCATTCGTGAAAACTATGACGCCACTCAGTCTGAAGAGTTAGAACGTAGATTGCTTAACAGTATCAGAGCACAAGATTCTTCCAAATTCAGCCGTGGCGTAAAACGTATCAAAAATGAAAATTAAAGACGTTATTGTAGAACAGGGTGTAGGTCAAGAACTGTGGCGTCGAGCTACACTGCGTCCTGAGCAAAAACGGGAACTCGAGCAACTTGAAACAATGTTAGTAAGATTAACAAAACTACCGTTGCAACGAGTACAAAAGAACAGTAAAGATATTTTAAAGCAATACAAAGAACTTTTGAATCGTAACGATGATTGGGAAAAAGATCCTATTGGCAGAGAAGTAGCATTAGCAAAAGCAATTAGTCCTTATTATCCGGATACGGCCGAGCAAATTATCGCTGCGTATAGTGGTGAGAAAAAAGAAATAAACAAAACGCAGCAACAGCCATCAGCCGCAGTACAGACAAAACAACCGGCACAACAAACTAGACAATCGGTTATCCCTAGAGAACAAGGATTTGTTACCACTGTGATTGCACCAACAGCAGGTGGTGATAGAAAGTTCTGGTATGATGGAAAAAACTGGAAAGAATATTTTGGGTCAAATTGGCCAAACGATCTTCAAACATCGCAATCAGTGACAGATGACAGAGTAATTGATTACATCGCAAAACAAGTTGCATTAAAGAATACCAGTAAAGTTCCTTACGGAACAACTAAACAAACTAAAAGAAAATCATGAAGTTATTTGAAATCCGTAACACGGCCCCTCGTTGGCAACTGTGCGAAGCTGCAGAAGGTAAAAATCTACACCTTGAACATATTGAGGATTTGGTATTCAACGAAGGATACTTGGGCGCACAACGTGCTTTAAACTATCTTGAAAGCCTGCGTCAAATGTTAGCAGAAGGTGCTGGCCCTGCTAGTGCTCGTATTACAGTTAAATGGGACGGTGCTCCGGCAATTATCTGCGGCACAGATCCTGTAGATGGTCGTTTTTTTGTGGGCACTAAGTCTGTGTTTACAAAAACAGAGCCCAAGGTCTGCAAAACACCAGGAGACATTAAAAAGTTTTATGGTGATAGACCCGAACTGTCAGAAAAACTCAGCCTTGCCTTAAAGTATCTGAGCAAATTAGGCATTGGCGGTGTGCTACAGGGCGACTTAATGTTTACACCTGGTGACATTGAACAAACACAAATTGACGGTGAAGATGTCTATGTGTTTACACCCAATACTATCAGTTACGCAGTACCTGTTAACAGTGAATTAGGTCAGCGCATCGCTAGTGCCAAAATAGGAATTATTTTCCACACTGCTTATGATGGCAGCAGTCTACCAGAAATGACTGCCAGTTTTGGCGCTGAGGTATCCGGGCTTAACCGCAGTCGTGATGTGTGGTTTGATGACGCTACATACAAAGATTTGACTGGTGTTGCCAGTTTAACACCACAAGAAAATAGACAGATTGCGTCAGTGTTACGTGCTGGTGCTACTACACTACAAAAATTACAGAAAAACAAGTTCGACGTCATCTTAGGTAATCCAGAGTTTAGTCAGTATATCAAGCCTTTTATCAACAACATGGTCAAAGGTGGAGAACAGGTTGGAGAGCCTATTCAGTTTTTAAATGACTTCTTGGAATTTTATCGTGGCAAGATGCAAGACCAAATCGAAAAACTAAAAGGCGGACCTGAAAGCCGAGCAGCCCAAGCACGTATTGAAAAGATCCAGCAAAACGAGCAGTTTGTGGAAGATAACACCAACACACTGCTGGGTATATTAGCAGTCTATAAACGTATTATTGAGGCAAAAATGCTGATTTTACGCAAACTACAGACTATAGAAAGCATTGGCACTTTCTTAAAAACCGACACAGGCTATAGAGTTACCGCACCAGAAGGGTTTGTTGCCATAGGACACGATGGTGGCGCAGTTAAACTGGTAGACAGAATCGAATTTAGCCGTGAAAACTTCCTGGCCACCAAAGCCTGGAGCAAAACCTAACCTATCCCAACCATTTTTTTCCAAAGGCATAAATAATTGTATGCGTTTCGACGCAGACTTTTTAAAGGAATAAGAAAATGGCAGTATTTACACGTACAAATGGTAGCGCCGAAACAGTAGTAAGCGTTGGTGCAGTTTCTGTTAGCGCAGAAACATCCAGTACACCAATCATGGTTGGTGTTGGCCCAAGCCCAATTGAATTCAGAACCCTAGTAGCAAACGCTACAATGGCCGCTGAAATGGGTACAGGCGAAGCAGTTGAAGCTCTACTCAAGTGGTTAGGCACAACTTCGACAATCCTAGGATACCAAGTTGACACAACAACACTAAGTGTTATGACACAAGCAGCCGACACAACAAGTTGGACAGCAGCAAATGCTAACACCGCTCTAGACGGTGATAGTATTATTAACATCCGTGTTCAAAGCGTTAACGACACAGGCTTTAAACTAGCAACAAGTTAATTTTACGGAAATTAGCAAAGAAGGCAGCAATTATGCTGCCTTTTTTGTTGGCTATAAATATTTGACCATGCGTGATATATTAATGACCACACTGGTAGACATTACCAACACTGGTGTAATCAAAGGTGAAAGCCCGGAACGTGATCAAATGCGTAACTGGCAGTCAGTGCTACAGGTCTTGGGACTGCGTACACAAGTAAATGTTATAGCAGGTCCTGAAGTGTTCCAGTTAGAAGACCTTGAAGGTTTAGACTTTGGTGAAGATTATCGGGGACAGCACAACGTATGGGCCATGCGTTTTTGTGAAATGGACGCCAACGACATTTATTCAGTCAAAGAACTTAGAGAAGATTTCAATGAAGTGCCTGTTATTGTAGGATTAGAAGAAACTGCACGCTTCATGCTGCCTATATTTTTCAGCTACGGCACACTAAAAAACATACACTTTAGATATAACGAGCACAGATAAATATTAGTTGATGCTACGGCACCACTAGGCACTCTTTATGGCTCACACTGGCTTACTAAAAAAGCATCGTATAACTATACGAGAATATAATGTCATCTACAGAGATAGAGAAAAAGAACCTGGAGGCGCACGTAGAACTATGTGCTGAAAGGTATGAAGCTTTGGACCACAAATTAACAAACTTGGACAACAGGTTAACCAAAGTCGAAGAGCACGTTATTGCGATACGTGATAACATCACTCAAAAAACAGGTGGCATTAACAAACAGACAATCACAATGTTAAGTGGAGTAGCCGGAATACTGCTAACTACTATACTAGGATTGTTATTACACTTGGCAACCAAATAACGTGAAGATCGTCGAAGTAACCAAATCATTCTCAGTGGCTATCACTAACGAAGAAGCAGACTTGTACATCAAGTTTGACACAGATACGCCCATGATGAAACGTCATGAAATGACTGAGCAACAAATAATAACGGCCAATCAACTAGTAAACAAAGATTTATTAATACGTAAAAAGAATGAAGACGGCCAAATCATCTATAGAAAAAGAAGTAGCAGGTAAACTGCTGGTAGACGTTGCGTTTGAACGAGCACATCGTTGGACAGAACGCGAGTTCAATCAACTAAGATACAAAGAAGATTTTATCATACATGTACCCATGTCTAAACGTTCGTGGGCAGTGGGCAAATTTGATCTAACCTTAGTGGGCGATCATCGTTGGCACTTAACTGATAGAGACCGAATTGACCTAACGTTTTACAGCAGAAAAGCCGCAGTATTTTATGCGTACTTTACTCAACGTCGACAGTACAAATTAGCGGATCCTCTGGTTAGATCGGATCAGGATGTTGCCAAATACAGAGATGAACTAGAATTTTATAGCCAAAAACTTGCAAAACAATTGAAAAATAAAAAAATAACATTTGACACACAACTGTATCAAAGCAGGTATTTAGAAAGTCGAGCACGGTACAATAGTGCTAGAAAAGAACTAGAAAAAACTCTAAACCAAACTAAATATACTAAAGTTTGGGACCAAATATTATGAACTTAAAAGAATTAGCACCAAAGCCTACAAAGCGATTTAACAAAGTTATGGAAAGCCGTTTCGGCTTCGCCATCGACTATGACAACCTAAGTCCAGTTAAGGCACAAAAGATGAGTTTCGCCATTGGCGAGCAACTAACAAAAATCCGTCAAAGTTACGGAGCACATACCGCAGAGCAAAACCCCAAGTATATGGAAATGCTCATGGTACGTGAAGGCTTAGATGCTTGGTTGGCAGAAAACTTTGATGGAGAAGTTGAGCCTCAACAGCAACTAACAGAAGGTGAATTAGAAACCGCTGAAGTAGTATTGGCTGCAAAAGACATGCAGGACAGTGTACAGGCAATGGTTGAAGACGCCAGCAAGATGCTTAACGAGCAATTGCCCCCATTGTTAGATACCATCCGTGACCAAGTTGGTGTAGCACAAGGTGATCAGTTTAGAAATACTGTAGCACCAGCACTGCAAACACTATTAGATCAGTTAAACACAGCACGTGACACACTAGATCAAGCAAGCCGCGCACTAGCAGGTGAGCAAACTGCTGAGCCAATGTCCATGGGCGGTGAAGAACCCGCTGCCGAATTACCTGGTGGTGATGAAGACTTAAGCGACCTAGACAGCGAAGATGATGGTTTTGCTACCAGCGACGCTGCTGCAGGTGGTGA